GACTTCGGCCCGAAGATGCAAGCGCTGACCAATTTGCAGCGCGGATTTGTCCTGGCGAAGCTCCAGAACCCGAACGGCACCGACATAGAAGCAGCCCTGGCGGCGGGTGTCACAGGAAAGACCGCGGCGTCAGTTCGAACCAGCGCTCACTACCTGTCGCACAACCCGAAAGTCCTGGAGGCGATCAAGGAGCAGGCCGAGCGTATGCTCCATAGCGGAGCGATCCTGGCCGCGGGCGTCATCATAGAAATCGCCACGGACCCGATGCACAAGGACCGTCTGAAAGCAGCTGATCGTTTGCTAGGCATGGCTGGCCTCGGTATCGTGACGGAGCACCGCGTTACGGTGACCCACCAGAGCGACGCGGAGAAGATCGCTGAGATCAAGAAGTTGACCGAACGCCTGGGATTTGATAAGACCCAGACCAGGGCGCTTCTGGGTAGCGCAGGAGTAGTCGATGCGGAATTCGTTGAGGTGGCCCCGGCTACCGCGGCGCTCGACGCGGAATGGAGTGTTTAAGTTCATGGCCAGAGAACCGATACCCAAGCTTGTGAGCAAGTTGCGTTTCTTGTGCAAGGACCATCCACTGAACGCGCAGGCGCTGAAAGATGCGGCTAACCTGATCCTGTTCACGAACAAGAGCCTGGGGACGCCACAAGAGCGTTGGGAACTGACTGGTGCGTATCACAAGGGGGCACGTCTCCACCATTACCTGACCGGGAAGGTCTGGTTGGGTGAAGAGAAGGGTGCCGAAAATGCTTGATCCTTTGACCGACCACGTCTTGGCTTTCTTCGCTGGTATCGTGCTTGGTTATTTTGCGGTACGGCTGACCCGTGGCAAATAAGGAACTCGACCGGGTAATCGCGGAACTGCGGGCGCTCGATGAGCGCAAGCGGTTCAACCGCATGGAGTACTTCAAGCCATATCCCAAGCAGGTCGAGTTCTTCGGCGAGAGCTTGGGACACCGGGAAACGATGCTCCTTGGAGGCAATCAGATCGGCAAGACTGAGTGCGGCGGCTTCGCAACTACGTGTCACATGACTGGACGCTACCCAGACTGGTGGCCTGGCAAGAGGTTCACAGAACCGACCACAGGTTGGATATGCGGCGAGACAAGCGTGGCCGTGCGCGACATTCAACAGGCGAAGCTATGCGGGCCGCCGGGTGTGGACGACATGTTCGGCACCGGACTGATACCGCGGGAACTCTTTGTGGATCGACCGTCCCTGTCGCGCGGTGTGACCGACGCTTACGACACCATTCAGGTGAGGCATGTCAGTGGAGGCATCTCGACGGCCCAGTTCAAATCCTATGAGCAGGGTCGCCGGAAGTTCCAGGGCACTACCAAGAACTGGATATGGTCGGACGAAGAAGCGCCTATGGATATCTACACCGAGATGCTGGCGCGGATCACGGCCACGCAGGGTATCATCTATTGCACGCTAACGCCGCTGGAAGGCCGAACTGAACTCGTCTTGCACTATCTGGAAGAACCGAGCGCTGACCGCTCCTACACCATGATGAGTTTGTATGAGGCTGAGCACATATCGCCGGATGATTACCAGAGTATCATCAGCGGCTATCCGGCCCACCAACGAGAAGCCCGTATCCGCGGCATCCCTGTCCTTGGCCAAGGTCGTGTTTTTCCCTATCCCCAGGAATTGATTTCTGAAGCGCCGCTCGAATATATCCCGCGTCACTGGTTCAAGTTATGGGGGACGGACTTCGGGATTGGACACCCATTTGGCGCGGTGCTTGTCCTCTGGGACAAGGACAACGACGTGATCCACGTCCACCACACGATCAGGATCAAGGCGCTCCCCGGTATGCCTGGCGGTCTGCCGATCAATCACGCCAAGGCCATGAAGGCTATCGGAGCCGCGGTTCCGGTCGCGTGGCCACACGACGGAGCGCAGCGAGACAAGGGTTCGGGTATCACGGTCGCGGCGCAGTATCGCAAGGAAGGTTTGCTTATGCTGCCCAAGCACGCCACCTTCATTGATGGCGGTTACTCGACCGAGGCTGGCGTTCTGGAGATGGATGATCGGATGCAGTCCGGCCGTCTAAAGGTCGCAGCCCACCTCGCTGACTGGTTCCAGGAATACAACAACTATCACCGCAAGGACGGCCTGATCGTCAAGGTGGATGACGACCTACTTTCCGCAACACGCATTGCGATCATGGACAAGCGCCATGCTCGCCTGGTGGAACTGGGTAGTGCTACACCAGACCGCTCACAAACCACCATGGCTAAGGGGATCGAGTTCGACCTCTTCGGTGGCGGGGCAGAAGGCGGGGAGCGCAACTCCGGCCACCGGGATAATCAGGGCCGTCCGCTGTACACCACGCCCACCTCTGAGGGCTTCTTCCATCACCGCAGATATGAGGATTGACAGCCCAGGCCGGACGTACTAGATTGCGGATGGTCCCTCTTGGACAGGAACCTTCGCTACGGCACCGGGTTTCGGGCGCTTCGGCGCAGCCTCCCTGGCGTTTTCTCCAGGTGCGGGTCTTCCTGGGACTTCCGCCGCCCGGTTACCTCCTCGCCGGGCGGCGGTTTTTATATCCATTGACGCCTGATCACATTCGTATTACTCTGGCTTTCCTTTAAGTTGGGGTAGGCACATGCACATCGTCATCCTCGTGATTATTGCGTTTCTGAATGGCGTAGGCCATGACCCGGTGACTTTTGTGCGAGCCGAGCCGTCCGCTGCGGTCTGCAAGGCGGATGTGGCTGAACTCAGCCCTAAGATTGCGGGCGATCCTTCAGTCGCGGCCTACGTAATCCAGTGCGGCACTATCGATGTTGAGGCGACGCCGGGAACCCCGACCTAATGCCTTCCTCCAAGAATGCCCTCGTCCCTGGCGCGGCGTCCGCTGATCTCGGCCTCGGGATGGGTGATGACCTGAAGAACCAGATGGAAGCTGAAGTCGCGCAGCGCAAGAAGAAGGCGGGCCAGATTGCCGGACAAGACCAGGGCCAGGGCATCTACAATCCGCAAGGGTTGTCGGCCGCGGCTACGTCTCTCGGCCTTACACCATATCTCGGAAGGTAGTATGGACGTACGCGAAATCACGATTGAAGATGTGGCTGCCAATCTGACCACTTTATCTCACTGGCTGATGCTTCCTGAAAATAACAAGCCGCTCAAGGATGCGGCGGGCAATGTGCTAATCGCTAATCCGAACATCAGCGGTCAACTTTTGCTTCTCTTCTTTGGAACGCAGCGAGCCTAATGGATAACCAAGCCTCTGCTTTACTGCCGTATGTCACTCGTATTCAAACGCCCTACGAGGAAGAAGTCGTACGTCAGTGCTTGCAAGAGTTTGAGCAGATGGTCACGTGGCGTAACACCTTCTCATCTCAGTGGGAAGAAGTCGCGTCTGTCCTGGCCCCCAATAGTGTCAACACTTTTTTCTATGGCGCTTACAACTTCCCTGGCCAGAAGAAGACCTATCAGCAGATCGATGCTTCCGGGATGCTAGCTAACCACCGCTTCGCCGCGATCATGGACAGTTTGCTGACCCCGCGTAACCAGAAATGGCATGGCCTCTGCTCTAACGATCCCGATCTTATGAAGGACCGGCAGACGAAACTCTGGTATGAGCAAGTGGTCAACCGGCTATTCAAACTGCGTTATGCCCCTATCGCCAATTTCGCTTCTCAGAACAACCAGAACTTCGAGGGTCTCGGCGCATTCGGAACCGCGGCGATGTTCGTGGACCAGGCATATGATGAGGCAGGATATCCTATCCGGGCTTTGCGCTACCGCGCGATCCCGTTGGGAGAACTGTTTATCCGGGAGAACCACCAGGGTTTGGTGGACGGCTTTAATCGTTGGTTCCGCTTGGATGCGCGCCAATGCCTTCTGATGTTTGGGCCAGAGAATTTCCCTGAAGCATTGCGTTCCGCACTAGATCAGCAGTCGCAGCAGAAGTTCAACTTCATCCAAACGGTTCATCCGCGCCATGACTACGACGCGGGCAAACTGAATGCGAAGGGGAAGAAGTTCGCATCGTATTACATCTCCATCGAAGGCCGCTGTCTTCTGAGTGAAGGTGGTTACAACACTCTGCCCATGGCGATCAGTCGCTACGTCCAGGCTCCAGGCGAAGTGTATGGCCGTAGCCCGGCGATGATGGTCCTCCCGGCGCTCAAGACCTTGAATGCTCAGAAGGCTACCTTCCTGAAGCAGGGACATCGCGCCGCGGACCCGGTGCTACTCACCGCGGACGACGGCATTCTCGACATGAGCCTACGTCCCGGAGCATTGAATAAGGGCGGTGTCTCGGCCGATGGCCGTGCGCTCGTGCAAATCCTTCCGACCGGCAATATCCAGATCAACAAGGAGATGATGGCCGAGGAAAAGGCGCTCATTAATGACATGTTCCTGGTCTCGCTGTTCCAGATTATGACTGAGAACCCGCAGATGACCGCGACTGAAGTTGTCGAGCGGACCAATGAGAAGGGTATCTTGATCGCCCCGACCGCGGGCCGCCAGCAGTCCGAGTACCTCGGTTCGATGATCCACCGCGAGTTGGATGTGATGGCTCAACTGGGTCTCCTTCCTCCAATCACGCCCGCCATGAAGGAAGCTCGTTCAGGTTACGAAGTCGAGTACACCAGCCCCTTGGCCCGCGCGATGCGTGCCCAAGATGTGGCTGGTTTCGCTCGCACCCTTGAAATGGTAACGAACGTGGCGCAAGCCACCGGCGATCCTAGCGGCTTCGATGTGTTCGCCCTGGATCGCGCCTATCCGGCTATCGCTGATATCAACGGCACGCCGCTTGACTGGATGGCCTCGGATGACGAGATTAAGCAGAAGCGGATGAACCGTGCTAAGGCGCAGCAGCAAGCTGCCCAGGTTCAAGCCCTTCCCGCCCAGGCCGCGATGATTAAAGCCCAGGCGACAGTCGCCAAGTCCCAGGGCACTCAGCCTAATGCGCCGGGTATTCCCGCGGCCCCTGGACAGCCTAGCCCACAAGCGCCGCCAGCAGGAGTGCCTGGACAATGATAGTCGTTGAACGTCTCTTAGAGTTCATCCGCCATCGGAAGCGTGATTACGGCCACGCCTTTCTCAGTCCCGCGGGCCAGGCGGTCCTGGCTGATCTGGCGACGTTCTGTCGAGCTACAGAAAGCTGCTACAATGATGATGCGCGTAGGCATGCGGTAGCTGAAGGCAGGCGCGAAGTCTGGTTGCGTATTCAGAACCACTTGCATCTGACACCAGAACAGTTGTACATTATCCATTCCGGCGGTAAGTTCATTCCAAACGAGCGCCAACAACCCCCCAGCGAAGATGAAGGGATTATCAATGTCTGATATCCATCTCACAGAGACGGGCACGGGAACAATCACCCCGGCCGCAGCCCCGATTACCGAAAGTCCTTGGTTTACCGGGGCGGCCGAAGATGTAGTAGGCCACATTCAGAACCGTGGCTGGGACAAACTTGATCCCAAGGCTGCTGCTCTCGCCGCGGTGCAGGCGCATCGTGAAGCTGAGAAGTTTGTCGGCGCTCCTGCCGCGCAACTCGCTCGCATCCCTACCGACCCCAACGACACTGAAGGCTGGGCGAGGGTCTATGAGAAGTTGGGCGTTCCCAAGGACGTATCGGGCTACGATCTCTCTAGCGTTAAACTCCCGGATGGTTCCGACCTTGACGCTCCTTTCGCTGACTTCGCCAAGAAGACTGCTGCGGAACTTCACCTATCTCCGGCTGCGGCTGCTAAGCTAGCATCGGACGTGGTGAAGTTCGCTGCTAGTCAGGAAGCCACTGACACGGGCGAACGCGCCGCCTTGCTGGCCACGCAGAAGGACAGTCTCAAGACTAACTGGGGTAGCCAGTACGAGGCTAACCTGTTTGTCGCCACACGTGCGGCGCAAGTTCTCGGCGTGACCCCGGAAGCGGTCGCGGCCCTGGAGAAGGAAGTCGGCTACGACAAGGTGATGGAAATGTTCCGAACCATCGGAACGAAGATCGGCGAAGATAAGTTCGTCTCTAACCAGAACCCCGCCATACCTGGCGTGATGACCCGTGAACAGGCTGTCGCTCGGAAGGGCGAACTTATGGCCGATACACAATGGCGTGATCGCTATATGGCTGGAGGCGCGGCTGAAGCTCGCGAGATGACGGGCCTTAATAAATTGATTGTGAGTTCGTGATGGCGAAGCATTGGATAGCAGGCGCGATCAAGCACCCTGGCGCTGAGAAAGCTGCTGCGGCTAAGGCCGGAGAGAGCACACATGCTTACATGGAGCAGCATAAGAGTGACCCTGGCACTGCGGGTAAGCGGGCGCGCTTAGGTCTCACGCTTAGCAAAAATGCGTAAGAAGTAAGCCTCTTGACGCGATCACGAAAACGTGATCATATGTGATTGAAATTAGGCCCCCGGAATGGACACGGCCGTAGGTGTTCAACTTTTTGTGAGATATATCCATGGCTGATCCGGGCCTTATCGATCTCTTCACGACCCAGTTCTCTACCAATCTCGAACTGAAGCTCCAGCAAATGGGCTCCAAGCTTCGTGGAAAGGTGCGTGAGGGCTTCCACGTCGGCAAGCAAGCTTCGCCGATCAACCAGATTGGTGCCATCCAGTCGATGGCTCCAGCGGGTCGCTTCGCGCCCCTCAATCGGGTTGACCCCACGTTCACTCGTCGGTGGGTATTCCCGACCGACCGTGAACTTCCCCAACTGATCGACAGCTTCGATACGCTCCGCACCATCGTGGACCCCAAGTCCGAGTATGTGCAGAATGCTGCGATGGCTTTTGGTCGTGACTGGGATGACAATTTGATCGCG